TGCCTACTTAATCGCCCTCTAACTGATTTGCGGCCTAATGACTCAATCGCATACCGGCGAATCAATTGGCCTTTAACGTAGTTTTTACCATCCGACCAAGCGCCTGAGGTGGTATCAAACCGAATTAAATTCGGCGTATTTATCATATTCTCTCCCTTCTAAACCCTGAAAATGGATTTAGTGGGATAAATGTATTTAACTAAATGGATTTATGCAAGGATGACACTTGTCTATTTAATTGCTTATACTTGTGTCCAACATCCCCAGCCGTTTCGATGGCTGGCCGCGAGAGCCCCGAAAGGGGCTTTCTGCTAAATAAGTAGCAGCTCGGCGAGTCGAATATCTAAGTAGCCGGCTAGCTTTTGGACTGTCCCTTTATTGGCGAAGTCGGTCTTATCTGGCAAGGCCTTTAGAGCCCACTCAGGCTCGTTTATAGCCCCTAAATCAAAGCAATAGACCCCTTGTGGGGTGGAGTTGATATAAAGCGTTCTAGCGCCTGTTCTAGCCCTTATATCGGCTAAATAGTCCCATTTCTTCTTCTCGATTAAGAGAGTCGGGTAATGGGTGCGGCGGCATTTCATCTCGATATAAGCATCGCCAGTAACGCCATCTGCTCGGTCGGTCGCTGATAGTGGCATTAAGTCCGGGAATACTGACTTTAGCGCCTCGAATAGCTCAACCTCGCGAAGGTAAATTAGACGTCCTCTTCTCCGTCTTCCCATCCGATTTTCTTAATCGGATCAGAAGGGTCGATAACCCAGTCCGGCCAGCTAGAGCGATCCATAGCAAAGGCCAAAGCCGTTCCTTCGTCCATTCCATTACGACGGCAGGTTTCATAAATTTCTTTACAAGCGATAGCCCAGAAATCTAGCTTGGTAGGCAGCTCTTTAACTGTTCTGCGCTTTTTAGCCACTTTCTTAATTGGCTTTTTAACGCCGCGCTTTTGTGCCACCTTTGACCACTTTCTCCCGCAGGGCGACTTCTAAGGTAGATTCTAACTTATCGAGTCGCGAAATTAGTGGAATGTTCTCAAGTTTAATTATGTAGCGAAGTCCGGCAATTAGTAGAGCTATTGATCCGAGGACTGAGGCCACAAAGCCTGCGATGGTATTGGCGTCCATTACCGGACTTTTCCATAACGCTCGTAGTTAGGATTGAGCCAGTTAATTATGCTCGGCAATACGGCAGCAATAGCAGCATTGAGAATTGTCTCGGCATCCAAGCCGACCGCTAGATAGGTCGCTAGTGCGGTCGCTAGAAATGTTTTTGCCCAGCTTCCGGCCATAAGTTTTAGGTCGTTCAATTTCGCCTCCAAGCATCGGTATATCGAAAAACGAGCCGTCCTCATCACCCAAGGTTGTGAAACTTAGATGCCAGTGCGACTTGTGTGGATTACTGCCCCGATACTTGCGCCATTTCCAGTTAAGGATAGGCGAAGCAATTCTGCCGTTATAGATTATGTAACTGATGCGCTTTTTCTTAGCGCGTTTAGCATATTTGCGAATCTGCTCTACAAGGTCTGCCGTCTCGTCAATTGAAACCCCCAGTGCCATCGCTTTTACGGCTGCGCTCAGGGTAATTGTCGTCTAGCTGCTCTCTTATTTGCGCAGCTGCTCTCGATAGTTTCCAGCTCATACTTCTACGAAGATTGTGCCGTTGTATCTTGGTTGATAATCCGAGACCCTGGGCGGTGTGGTCTGCCGTATACGCCTAACGCCAAAGTACGACTTCAGGGACCGACCCCAGGGCAACATTATTGTTTTGCTTGGTCTATTTTTTCTGCTGTGATAATCTTGAAAGAATCCAGGCCGTATTTGCCTTAATGCTGATTTGATTTCATTATCTTCAGGGTCTTTAAGCGCAACATCAACGACAGACCAAGCATATAATTGGTCGTTGATTTGCAAACCAAATGGAAATCCTTCAATGTACGGTTTCTGTTTTTGTTTCATAGTTATACACTATCACTCATTGTGCCGTTTTCTTTAGCGGCTTCTAGTTCGTCCCATACTGCCTTAGGCATTGAAGTAAATTCGCCATTGCCTCGGTCAATAATTGCAAATTCGTTTTCCTGTTCATCTGTATAAAAAGAAACCTTACTTGTCATAGTTCAGCACTCACTCCTATGTAACTGTTTGAATTGTAGAAATAACCCATTCTGCCAGCGGTGAAAGCCGATGTGTTGTTTGTCCAGCGAATTAACCCTACTGTTGGAGTTGCGCTAACTAATGCCACAGCAGTTGGCGTCGAATAAGTGGTTGCCGAAACTGGGTCGTAAAGATTTAAAGTGCCATATTCCAAAACAGTTGGCGCAACTCTCATCGCGACAGGCAAAGTCATAGGAAACCAAAATAGGCTAGTTGTGACAAATTGTCCTAAACCATATGACATATTCAAGGCTGTATCGGTGTTACTTCTGAAGTAATACCTCTGGCAAGCGGCTAACTCGCCTTGAATTGTTCCCGTAGCAGTCTGAAAGGCGGTACTTACGTTTCCAGCCTCTACCTGCCAACCCCAAGTATCAATGGTATTGGAAGCAGTTAAACCTACTGAACTTTGAAAAAAGTTGAACTCTAGATAACTACCTGCGCCAATAGTTTTACCAGAAATTGACGGAACAACAACAGTATAACTATAACGAGTCCAAGACGTTCCAATAGAGCCTGTCGTGGTGACATTAGTGTAAGCAGTAGTCGAACCGCCAGACCCGAACATTTGTCCAATTTCTACCTGCAAAGTATTAGTAACCGCTGTTCCTGCCTTTGCCCAAAAACTAAAGGTGACTGTTTGGCCTGCAAAAGTTCTGACATCTTCAATTCTTTGACGGATTTGCCAAGCAGTCGGGCTAGAAAAATTGGTTAATCTTGCAAAATATTCGCCCTCATAACCCGCGACTGGTGCAGTTCCAGGCGTAAAGGTTTGTCTTGTAACGCTTGCAGTTCCACCTGAACCATACGCGGCGAACAAGAATCGGTCAGCGCAATAAATATCAATAGCGTTGGCCAAAGTAAAACTTGTGCCTCTTTGCCAAACCTTAAAATCTGCGTTGATTAATTTGTTTTTACCAGCCGCAAAATTACCCTGCCAGCGTAGGCCAGTAGTAGCGGCAGAATCCGCGACAAGAGTGTCACCATTTGATCCGACTGCTAAGCGAGCTGGTGTGTCAGCTGCCGTTGCGGTGATGAGATCACCCTTCGCATCGACTATCGCATTTTGTATCGCGTTGGCATCATCGCTAGTTACCCAAGTGAAGTCCATATCGGTATTAGAGTTTTTGCTTAATACCTGTCCGGTTGTCCCACCTTTTAGATCCGCCATCGAAGCATCGATATTATTGCCAAGAGTTCGGATGGCTAGAGCACCATCTTTAACTAAATCAGTATCGGCCGGGGTATTCCAGCCAAAGTTCGAGGTTGTAGGCATTAACTAATTACTCCTATCGCGTCTTGCCATTCTAAGGTATTGAGCACACTATTCCAGCTTTCAGCCGGAGCGACTTGCTCCCAGCGTTGGGCTACTGCTGAGAATTCTATTGGTGAGGCGTTCAACGTCAGGCTTAGGCCATTAAAGGAAGCTCTAAAAGTCCAGCCCTCGACATAGCCAGTAAATTCTCCGCCTAGCATCGTAGAGGGCAGATTGGTTATGCGGATAGGCATACCCATAAAGATATTTAGAAGAGCATCCCGGTCGGTGTCATCGATCTCCGGGTTTTGAATTGGGAAGGTTATGGACTGGAATTGGAAGCGAGGATAGGCGCGGAGCTGGATTAGGCGGTCTCCCATATCCTCGACATCTGCCGCGTTCTTAACGTAAGAGCTAAACTGTTCAGCGTAAAGGCCATAAAGAGCTTGTGACTCGGCATCTTGAGCTATGTATTGGTTATTATTGCCGTAGTCAATAACTATTTTATTAGCCAAATCTCCTTGCCGTTGGACAATTCCCACACCAGCTCCAAGAGCCGTCCCAGCGTCCAATTCGACATATCCATTAGCCACTAAATAATCTTGGCGGTGGCTGGCATCGGCATAACCGATTAAGCCATTGGCATCTTCATAAAGATAGCCGAGAGCTGAGGAGGCGATTTGGTTGGCGATTACCGAGATGACTTGATCCGTAATCTGTCGGCTGCTCATTGTGTATTCGCCCGGGTCTATCTCCCCTAGTCCGATATTGGAAGCGTTAGCCCAAGTCTCGGTAGGGTCGTAAGAGTTCCAAGTCTCGGCGGGTGGCAGCTCGTTCCAGCTGTTAAGAAGTAGGTCATCCAGCAAATCGGTAATTTGAGCGCCATCTAACCCTTCGGCTAGATTGCCATCAAAGATTGCCCTTTGAAGTCGAGATAGAGCACCAATTGCGGTTATGCTCCAAGAGGTTACAGTCGAGACCCCGCCTGTGCTAGTCACAAGTTGCTTGGCGTCTGAAATGCGACCGCCGAATATTGGCACAAAAACGCCAGCTGAATCTTTCACTTCGATGGTGATGGGCGTATTGACTGTGAAAGTGTAATTGACTAAATCGGTGTTAATGATTTGAAGCTGACAATATCCCGGCGGGGTGGGTGAGTTAATATCCTGACGCCCTGAGGTAATAGTTAAATTGGCTAAAGTCGTATCGGTTATTTCGCTCCCGTTGGACTTAATGCGCCAGACCGGACTCCAAGCCGTCATAGAATTGCAGCTGAATCTCTAAGACCGCCGCCTCCGCCAGTTCCTCGGTTTTGTGAAGTATTGAGAGCTAATACGACTGCTCGAGTAAAGCCCTCCTCATCAATAACGCTTGGCGCATTGACGTTAATAGTTACTGAGCCCTGCATTGACTTTTCTTCGCCAGCTCTAGCCGCTGCTGGGCTAAAGACGCCCGGAGTCATTGAAATACCTTCGAGCAATTTATCCGGGGTGGTAATTGAAGGTTTGGTTGTTGTTGTAGAAGGTGCTGAAGCTTTGGGAGTTGATACCGATGGAGCTGGTGGCAGCTTTGGCACAGTTGGCAAGTTAGGAAGGGTAGTGGTTGATTTGGAGGAAGTTGATCCGGTGCTGCTTGGGACTGGGATTGTCGGGATATTAGGTAAAAGAGGAATAGCGTTGTAAGCCTTGATAAGCGCGTTAATACCCGTAATGGCAGCGCCTACGGCAGTAGAGACACCTTTAACAACGGCTGAGATGACGTCCAAAATACCGCCCGCGACAGTCCCGATAAACCGCAAAGCTGCGCCGAGATTATTTGTAAGAATCGGAATGATGAAATCTTTGACAAAGTTATACAAAATTACTAATGATTCTTTATTTCGATTGAACGCCGCAATAACTGGATCAATAGCGGTTACTTTGAAATTCTGAAATGCTGGAATGGCGGTGTCGGTAATAAAACGGAGAAGGCGTTCGATAATGGGTAGGAGAGCCGTTCCGACAGTTTCTTTAGTTTCATCAAAAGCAACCTGGAGTCGCTGGATGCGTCCTTGGAAGGTATCGGCTTGAGTAGCAGCTGCGCCGCCAAAAGTCTGCGCTAGTTGTTTTACCACTCCTTCAAAGCCAAGAGTCTTAGCTTCAGCGGCAGTAATGCCAACACCCAAGCGGCTAAGTGTGCTGGTGTTTCCTTCATAAGCTCTGGCCAAAGCATTGGATACAGTTTCAACATCTCGTCCGGTAGCTGCTGAGACGTCAAGGGCTAAAGATAATAACTCCTGAGATTTCTCTACTGATCCGGTCGCGACTGCCAGTCTTTGAAGAGCTGGTCGCAATTTGTCATCGGCTACGCCAGTAGCTAACGAGGTTTTAAGAATCTGTTTCTCAACCGCTTCAACTTGAGCATCAGTCGCTTTAGTAACGTTTTGCAGGGCTACTTGAAGGCGCTTCTGAGCAGCCTCATCTTCGATAGCAGCTTTAACGCCATCAACGGCAAGCTTTACGGCATAGCCGGCAGCTGCAGCAGCCGCAGCAGCGAAAGCCGCCTTAGCAGCTCCACTAAACTTTTCTAACTTGCCGCCAAAACCCTCTACCTCTTTTTCGCCTTTGTTGAGTTCCTTTTTAAGATTATCGACATCGGCAAGAATCGAGAGCTTGAGTGTTCTACTGCCAGCCATTATTTATCCCACTCTTTCAGAATTCTCGAAAATGCTTCTTCCCATTTTTTAATCAATTCAGGCTGAATTTTGCGTAGCGCTGGATAGATGAAATAGCCAGAATTTCCTCTACCTTT